TCTTCGATAAATGCGTCAATACGCTTCTGCACTTTCTTCTGTGTAACTGTACCAGATGATGGTCTATGTTGTTGAACTCGTTTTTGTGGAAACATTGAGTTTTCTATTAGCTTTCGTTTAACTATGAAAAACTCTACATTGATATTTTCTTTTGGAATTCCATATTGTTCTGAAAAATAAGTTTTATATGTAACTAGTTGAGCTGATTTTAATGGGTCGGCTTTTTGATATTTATTCCAACCCATTCTACTTGTCTTTATATCAATTATATCAATAGTATTAGTAGGCTTATGTCGTATAACTAAATCCATAAAGCCATACCAATATACTGAATCATTCTTAGTTGATGCTTTCGTGCATAACTCCATTTCAATACCTAACAATTCATAGTCACGACTTGAAAAATATTGACCTCGTCGTTTTTTGAACCAATCTAATATAGCAACACCATCCTGATGATATTCTTGTAATTGCAACGGATTAGAAAAATGTTCTCCATCTTTTTCAGAAACGCATTTACTATATTCTTTCTTAATGTTATCCATTAATAAAGCCGATAAATCAATAGCATCTGCTCGTTTAACTGAGTCTGTATATAATACTGTTAAGAAGTGCTGCATTGTCTCATGAAACGCAGTACCAAATACGGTTTCTATAGAAGATGTGAATGGAGCCAATCCGTCTATGTATGCTAGCTTCCAATTCAATGGACATCGTTCATACATACTCCATTGCGAATATGATATTCTGCGTGGCACCGACTTTGCATCTCGTACTGCTAATTTATATACTGGATTGATATAGTTTACGCTTTCTTTACTCATTACACGTTTTATTTATAATATAAGAAAAATTTTGCTATTTGCCAAATTCTTTAAGATATATATCAATCACATCTTTTGTTTTTTCCAAGTCTTGTTCAAAGTTACCTTTTCTTCGGCATCTTACAATTCTTTTAAGTATGTCAAATTCATAAGCATTAAGTTCCCAATCTGTAGCAAATTTATATAGACTGTCTTTGCCTGTATAATGTTTCTGTGTGTGTATAGTTTCGCCGCTTTTATTTACAAACATTTATTTTACTCCTTTCATCATTTTTTTCTTTTCTGCTGCAGTATACCCATACAATGTTAGTATACGATCACAAGAGTCTTTATCTAATAAATCTATATATTCAGTAGCCTCACTTTTACTTACTTGATAATGATCTGCTAGTTGTGCAATTAATTTTGTATCATACTTGTCAGATTTTTTACCTTTAACATATTTTGCAAATGCTTTGTTATTAGGAAGCAGATCGTGATACAATTTATATGTGTCTCTAGGTTTCAATTGGCCTATAGTATAACATTGAAGTTCATTGACAAGATCTGTTAATTCCATTCTCATTGACAGCCAACGATTCACAATAAATGGAGAGAACTTTTTCTGTTCTACATCTGTCCACTTATCCCAAGCTTTCTTGTTACTTGTTATGCCTCCGATAAAATCAAATATTGTTGCCATTATAATTTGTATTTTTTTCTGTATTGTTGTTCAAAATATGTCCCAAACCCAATTTCTAGTATAATTGCATTATCAGGTACACCTACTAGTTTTTTAGCAGATAAAATTTCATCTATACCTTTCTTTTTATATGTTTTTATTTTAGTACGAGCATTGCTTCGATTGCTAGTTTTAAACACAATGGCACATGGTGCTTTAAATATTTTTTCAGACATAATTATAATTCATTCATAATATTAACAAACATAGCCATTATGTTTATTTCCTTGTCTACAACGGTTACATCTTTAAATTGGGCTTCTGCTATAATCAAAATAATTGCAGCAATATGCCCCGTTGCAAATTCTTCAAGATTGTCATATAAAAATGTATATAATGGTGTAAAGTCTTTTACTTTGCTGTCAGCAATACATTTTCTGATCTTGTTAAATGTTGCCTTTTTATCTTTTGCAGTTTTAAGCATTTCCAACACTTCGGTCATGTAGTTTGCTTGAATTGCACTTGCTTTGTCTAGTTGCAATACGCCATCGACAACAGATGCTTGTGCGGCATTAATTGCTCGTCGTATATCTGGATATGATGCATTGATGATTGCCGCAATATCTTGAACGTCATATGTTACATTCTTTTCTTCTAAAACTGTAACTAATCGCTTTGCTACATCCGTTTTGTTAGGAGGCGTTATTGCAAATGTCTGACATCTGCTTTGTATTGGGTCAATAATCTTTTCTACATAATTACATGTTAATATGAATCGAGTAGTTTTGCTATATGTTTCCATTAGGTTGCGAAGGGCGGCTTGAGCATTAGGTGTCAAGTAATCTGCTTCATCTAATATAACAATCTTCCAACGCTTAAATCCTACTGTTGAGGCATACCGTTTAATCTTGTCTCTAACTGCATCTACCGAGTTTTCATCTGATGCGTTAATATACATCATATCTGCATCCACACTTCCTGCAATAATTTTAGCCAATGTAGTCTTACCAGTTCCGGCAGGTCCAAAGAACAATAAATGTGGAACATCACCATTCTTAATGAATATCTTGACTTTGTCAATAATATGCTCATTACCAATATATCCATCCATTGTATCTGGGCGGAAGGATTCTACCCATAATGTATTTTCTGTTACTCCAAACATAATTTATTTATTTATTACCTGTTGATCCGAATCCATTATCACCTCGTTTTGTCGATGTTAAAGAAGATTTAGGAACCCAGTTAATTTGTTCTACTTTATTTAATATCAATTGAGCTATACGATCTCCATGTTTAACTACAAAATATTCTTTTCCATGATTAATCAGAATCACTCCTATCTCCCCTCTATAATCAGCATCAATGGTTCCCGGACTATTTAATACGGTTACACTTTTTTTCAATGCCAATCCACTACGAGGTCTTACTTGTATTTCATACCCTGCGGGAACTTCTGCAAATATCCCCGTTGGAATTAATGCGGTACCACCCGGTGGGATTTCTGTGTCGTAAACTGCATTACACATTACATCACAACCTGCTGCTTGCGGAGACTCATATTGAGGCAGTTTTAAATTGGAAGTTGTTTTTACTTTAACCTGCATATTAATTTTGTAATTGTACTAACCAATAATTGGATTCAAAATCTGCGCCTGCAAAATCTATTCTCGATAATCCTTGGCTTGACACGTGCATGGTACCTTTGTCGCCTTTATTTGCAACTAAAACTTCTTTAAGTTTATCAGCACTAAAACATATTGGCTCTAAATTGCCTTCCGAAGATGTACCGACAGAAAATGTAATATTATCTGAATTGACGGTTGAATAGTTAATAATAAATTTAATTTCTCCATTAACTACTTGCACTGCAAAATTCTTTGCATCTGGTAACGCATTTTTTGCTTTGATAAATTTAGTTACAAACTCATCGTCAATTGGCAGAGTTACTTCGTATGGAGGTTCTGCGTTGATAGCGGGAACTGCAGGGATAACGGTTGTGTCTGCTAACATGAAAGTTGCTTTAGTGCTTCCTTCACTAATTTTCATAGCATAGTTTTTACCGGCAGCATCTTGTACATCTATGTCGATGGTTTCGCCAACTGCAGACAACATTTTCATCAATGCTCCTGTATGATTGATACCCAATTCTCCTTTCATAAAAGGAGTCGTTTTCCATTGCAGTTTCCCAACTACAGTTTGATCCATGTCGATAAGTTCGCAACCTACCCCCGTTTCATTTTGTTTTAATATTACTGCTTCGCAATTACCTGCAAGATAATAACGATTGATAAATGATTGTAATTTACTTTTTTCCATTGTATAACCTATTTTAAAATTTAAAAAATTTCTCGAATTGTTTAGCATCAGTGGTAGATATACTATCGCCACCAAATTTCTTGTATGTCTTTTTATATGTTGCGTATACGTTCATTGCATTGTCTGGATCTGCAAACATTTCATGTAAAGACAAAATAACATTGAATAATTCCTTTGGAATAGCCGTTTCTAGTAGCTCAACATGATTATGACTCAACTTGTTTATGTCTTTGACAATTTCACAATATAAATGCGTATTATGCACTACCATTCGGGGCATACCTTCTTGTGAATATCTGTCTAATCCAGTTGCTGTCTGACCACCTAGATATTCATAGTTAAAATCATTACATGCTGGACATCCTATACTACAAGGAACTTTTTTGCTTTTGTCAATAGTTATAACACCATCTTTACCTTGTTTAATATGAGTCTTTCTGCGGTATTCGGCATTCTTTGGAAAATACAATTCCGTGAATGTCTGTGTCTTATAGTTGCCAGAATGAAGATATGTTCCAAATACT